TATTCTCTGGTGCCTTGACCTCGGCTTGTTCTTTGGACGCCTCTACGGGCGCGTTAGAGTGCTTCGTGTCGTTCATGGTTTATTTACTCCTATTTGTTAAAGCGATTCCATGATCGCAAGTTCTTCATCAACATCCTCGGCTGCCTCTGGCTCTTCCTCGGGCTCGGGTGTTGGCTCAACCTCTACCTCTACGCCGACAGCCACAGTTGGCTCTTCGGTTCGTAGAAAACGCTGAAACTCCTTTGAGTCAATAACCTTGCCGATCTGTGCTACGGCGAGCGCAACATCAGCATCACTTACCAACTCGCTGATCTCTGGGATCTCCAAGTCGCCAACCTCTTCGGGCATAGCGGCAGCAAAAGCCTCTACTGCTGACTTGATTCCCATAAGACCCTTTACAAGATCCATAGGCATAGGCGCGTTCTTCACAGCCTCAAACTCGGTTGGGACTGAAATAGGTGCCTCTACGATCCCAGCAAACTTATTGATTAGTTTTGCTACGGACGCAAGACGAGGAGCAGAGTAGGTGCCGGTTGGTGTAACCGCCCCAAGGCTCTCGTCCATAAATGCCTGTCCTTCCTCAATAAGGGGAATAGCCTGCTTGGCTGCTCCCATAGCACGACCCTCTGGTGTGCTTTCTAACATGTCTGCCATTTTAGTTCTCCTTCGGCTGAACGCCATAGTTTTCGGGGTTGTTGCATAGGTCTCCAAGCGGAACCTGTTCCGCCCAGAAAGCCTCTGTGGCTTTGATGCGAGCACCGGTGTCTTCACCTTGCTTGTCCAAGCCATAATGTTTTAGTCTTTCTACAAACTGATCACTCTGCTTGTCTGCCTCTTCCTGTGCGCGAATGGTGTTTTCCATTCTCTCTTCAATAAAACCTTTTGGAAGATCCGATTCTCTAACAAGACCTCTTGCTTTTAGAACCTGTTCCTTATGAGCCTCACCAAGAATAGTTTGACCCAACTTTGGATCATAGTAAGTTTTATGCGAAAGACCGTCAGCCCAAGAGTTCAGGTTTGATTTGGAAAAGTTGGGAGCAGAAAGTTTTAGTCTAAACTCCTCACCTGTTTCTGGGTCAAACATCTTTTCCGGTCGGTCTTTGTAGGAACAAATCATTTCAAACGAGCGACCTGTCTCTACACCCACCCACTCATACATAGGCATTAGGCTTCCTCCATCTGCGTTGCGATCTGCTCCTGCCCTTCGCTTCTAATAGCAGCAGCGGCTCTACCACCACCGACAGGCAGTCCTGCCTCACCCATTTCGGCTGGGGCTTCGTCCTCGTTTAGACCGGGCGCTACGCCTTGTGGCTCTGCGGTTGCCTGTGTCTTCATAAAGGATTCGGGCAAATCAAAGGTGCTAATAATGTAAGAAAGTAGTTCCTCTGGTGGTGCTCCCAGTTCCCCAAGCGTAGGAATAAGTTGCATAATGGTTGCCTTCTTCACCGCTGTTGTAATAGGCGAAGAGGACTGGTCGGCAAAAGAGTAGCGGAACTTACCGGAGAAAGCCTCTGGTGAAATAACACGGGGCTTGTAGTCAATAAGAACAACCTCTCTTGTCTCGTCTGCTTCCTCGCCAGTCATAAGAAGGTGGAAAATAAGAGACTGGTAGATCTCTCCACACATTTCAATAGCCCTGTGGAAGAAGCGAGCAAGCCTTCCTATTTCACTATTCGCATAAGAAGTTAGAGCAGCGATCTCTGTGGCGCTTGCCTGTGTCGCTACGCCTCTGGTGAAAGGAGCCATAACTGAACCACGGTCAAGGTCAGCACGGATTTCAGCCTTGTAAATAGAATAGTCAGGCGAGTAGGTGGCTGTGGCGAGCGGGACAATAACATTGCGAGCATCGCTGTCAGGCGGCACATCCAACTCAACGACCGACTGGTCTATGTTCTGGGCAAGAATAGCCTTGCCCTCTTCGTCAAGCGCTCCCTTCTGTGCGACATAAATGCGTGCGTCTCTGCGAAGACCATTAGCCCAAACGGTTCGTAGGTTGTTGATTTCGTAGAGTTGGTCGTAGATCCTTGCCATAGAGGAGAAGCCTTTGAGCGGTGCCTCTGGGGAATAGGAAAGGTAAATAGGAGCAAGGGGAGGACAGGGCGAACCGTCCTGCTTGCGGAAAGGAATAGGGCTTACTGTGTCTATGATCTTGTTTTGACGCTCTGCTGACGGGGAATAGAAAATAAGTTCGTCTTCCATGAGGTCGTAGTATTCGTAGATCTCAACATAAGACAACAACTTACTTCCATCAAAACCAGCAACAGCAGCGTCATAGTCGGCGTTCTCGTAGCCGACAGAACCCTTGGCAGACTCAACATAGCGTAAGTATTCCTCCTTTGCGACAGGGTTGAACTTGACACTTGGGAACTTTTCTTTTGCCTCGTTGTAGGGCAGGAAGTAGCGGTGTCCTATGAAACGGGAAGCAGCAAAGTCCTCTGCCTCAAAATCAACGACAACATCCCAAGGATGAACGGCGCGAATAGCAACCGAATCAATAACCTTGTCTCGGTCAAGCACACCCATTTTGAAAAACGAATAAGGGTAAAGAAGTGCGTAGCGTAGTCCCTGTTCTACAATGTCAATCTTGTCGTAGAGGAAACGATTGACGACAGCCTCAACGACCTCTGGGTCGCCCTTGTTCTGTGCGTCAGCACCTACGGTTAGGGCTGGTGCCTTGGAATAAAGCGAAGCAATAAAGCCCTCAATGTAGGCATAAGCGTCCGCTGTCTCTACGGAAATAAAACTATTTCTGTTGAAGGCGTTGTCTCTTTCGCTGCCAAACATAGAGCACTTGTAGGCGCTCGTGTAGGCAGACATTCTTTCTCTCTGTCTGTCCCAGTATTCTCTATGCTGGGAAGTTAGGTAATAAAGTTCTTTTTGGTTGAGTCCCATTTAGCGTCTCCTTTTTAGAGGGTGGTTTCTCATAAGTGGGTTTATTTTGTTTGCCGTTCTTTGCTCTCGCTTGACCTGTGCGATCCACTTGTCGTAGTCTGTGCGAGGTGTGGAAACACTTTGTAGGTGGTAGAGAGCAAGGGCATAAGAAATAACACGGTCGTCGTGGGAACCCGGTGGGTGCTTTGGAGCAAGACCCTTCGGATCTTTCACAAGGTTTCTCATTTCAGCATAAGTAGGCTGGTCTAAATAAGCAATAAGGTTTTCTTCCAAGTAGGTTCGCAGGCAGTCATAGAGCATCATCTTTGACTTTGCTGTTGTCGTAAATGACTTCCAGTTCCGCCAAGAGTTATTGTTTAGAATCTCTTGGAACTGCCCGCCACCGTGGTTGTTTTCAAAAACTATTTGTGCATCAAACCTTTTGGCAAGGTTCATAGTCGCTATTGTGAAATCGTGGATGGACATTTTGTTAGACGAAAGAATAGCAACTGGGGCACTTGTAAGTTTAGAAACAACAGTAGCAACCGAATAGTCGCCCCCTACACCAGCAGCAAGATCAACACCGCAAACATAAACATCGCTGGTTTCTCTTTCGGTTATGACCTGAATAGGACTGTGCCCTATTTCTACTATGTCTAAATGTTGGAAATGTTCTTCGGCAAAGTAGTTCTCTTCGCTCAACGAGTAAGCCTCTTCAATAGTAAGAGGGAACTCACGGCGGAATAAACGCTCGTCTTTTATTTCACCAATCTTTCTACGACGCCAATAGACCTGCTCGGGTGTGAGCGAAAAGTCTTCCATTAGTTTTAGTTCTTTCGCGTCCCACTCTATTCCGCCCTTTGGTAGTTTCAGCGAGTATTGTGGGAAGGTAGTCCAAGGAAGAAAAATAACTTTCCACCTTTCGTCATAGTGATTCGTTCTTGCTATGTTGTGTAGCGCGTCTCCGTAGTGGTTGGCTGTGCTTTCCAAAATAATCTTGCCGTCGTTGGTAGAAGCAATAAGCGAAGCCAAGAACTCTTCTGGGTGGTCGTAGAAAGCAAACTCGCTGGCGTGTGCGTGGTTGAAGGTGAAGCCTCGGTTATGTCCGTCGCCTTGTGCGGACACAGCGAGAATGGTGCTGTCCGTGCTGGGAAAGACCATGCGATCAACACGCTCGGCACAGGTTCTACGAAGAGGCTTTGGTAGGTTATTTAGGAAACGCTTGTCTATTTTTAGAAGTTCTGTTGCGGAACCGAGTTTATTAGAGCAGAGTGCCGAGTTTATGGAACGGTTGCTCGTGTAGGTTTCCCAAAATAAAGCAGCACGACACGCGGTCGTAATGCCGAGTTGTCGTGCTTTTACAATAGCAATGCGGTCTATTTCTGGGTCGGTGATTGCTTGGATTATTTGGATCTGCTCGTCCGTTAGAACATTTCCAAAAGTCTTGTATTTGCCTTTCTTGTCTTTTATGCGAAGACGAGAAACAAACTCCACCGGATCGGAGAGCACCTTGTCTATGGCTGGATTCATTTATTAGTTTTTTTAGAAACTGAAACAAGCCAAGTGTCAAGGGCAGAGGAACCGTTGGCGTCTTCCAACTGCGTTCCTCGGTAAAGAACAAGCAAAGAAATAAGATCCTGCACCTTCGCGCTCTTCCAGTCTTCTTCGTCAAACTTCTCAATAAGAGCGGAAATAATGTTTTCAAGCGTCTTGGTTATGTCTCCCTTCCTAATAGAAGAGATGGCGCGTTTTGCTTGTGTTGATTTCATTTTGACCCTTCCGTTATTGACCCGACTAAAAGCCTGTTATTCTTGCGAGGCAGGCTCGTCGTCAAGTTCAGTCGTAGAACCTTCACTAATAAAAAGGTTTGTCAAATCCTCCTCTATTCGGTCAAACAGATGGTAGGGTGTAACCTTTTTGTAGAGTTGTTCAAATAGACGGTGTGTTTTTAGGCGAAGGGTTTCTCTTACATAGTGGCGCTGCTTGTAGCGCCTTTGTCTTTCTGCTACTGTTCTGTCTATTTTTTTAGGCACGCCAGTCTTCCAACCTTTTTTGTAGTTTGTTCTTTGCCTTCTTGTAGATGTTTTGGACTGTCTGGTGGGAGCAGCCCATTTCTTTTGCGAGGAGACGAAGCGACTTGCGTTCCTCTGCTATTGAATAAAACACAGATCTTTCACGGTCGTTTAGGCAGTCGTCTATTTCATCACAAAGTTCTTCGTAGCGTAGTCTGCTGTCTGGTTCCACTTGCGAAAGGTAAGGCTGGGTTTGAATCCAGTCCAAGTTTATTGGAACTGTTTTGATCCAGTCGTCATAAAACGGCAGGCTCTCTACCTCGTGCCAAGTCTGGCAGGCATTCAACCTGTCCGTGTGTGTTGCTCTCTTCTGTCGCATAGTCTTTGAACCATAAGTTCTTTTCTTCATAACAAACCTCCTAATAGCATTCTACTTGCTATGGAGTAAATAGTCATAGAAAGTTTGTAAAGACTTTATTTCATAGACTTTTTGCCTTTACATCTCCAACGCTTACGAGAAAGGTTGTTGGGCGTGTTCGGGTCGTTCTGCTTTTTCTTTGACAAGCGCTTCTTTATTCCATAAGAACGAGCACAATAAGAATCGCCCTTCTTTGTTCCCGGCTTCACACGACGACCACCGCCCTTTGCTTTGCCAGCCTGACCGTAGGAAACCTTTTTAGTTCTACCGGTCTTTTTGTTTTTGACGACCTTGACTTTTGCTTTACCTTTTCTTGGCTTTGCCATAGCCTCCTCCTTTCTTCTTTGATTGGGAAGCCTTGATGGCGCGAAGCCTTTTGGTTGCCTCCTTCTTTGTTTTGGAATAACCTTTGGTCTTGTCTATTTTGTAGCCTTTCTTTGTTTTGCGAATAGGCATTATTTCTTTTTCCGTTTAGGTGCGAAGCCACCTTTCTTCTTTTTCATCTTGTCGTAGGTCTTCGGGTCTATGGTAGAACGGGACTTGGATCTGCTTGTTCCTGCTTTCTTCCGCTTGTTTATGTTTCTGTAAAGGGACATCACTTTCCTCCTTTGAGCCTAACGATGGAATCAATAACTCCTTGGGAGCCAATGTAAATGGCTGAAAGAATAACCCAGTCTCCGCTGGTGAGGAAGCCGGTTGCTGCCAAAGCAGTAGCAGTAATCCAAACGAGCAACTTGCGCGAGACGATTTTAGAAAGTCCTTTGTCAATAGCATTTCTCATTTTTCCTCCTGCTCTTCCATTAGCGCTCGGGTCTGTTCCACACCAAGGAGATCGTCAATAGTAGTTTCCACATCACCGTATTCCAAAGCCGCTGCACCAGACCTCACATCAAGGTCAGCCTCTCTGGCTGCCGCTCTTTCACCCATTAGGGCGTCATAAGCCTTCTGTGCTTCGGCGCTTTCTTCCATTTGTGCTGGGACAGTTTCACTACCAACAAGCGCTTCCATAAGCGCAGTAAATAAAGACTTTGGAATGGAAACCATGTCTTCTTTGTTTTCGTCGGGCATTAGTTATTTTCCTTTTAGAATGGGCTGCTTGGTGGGAAGACCAAACGGTAATAAACAGTTACATCAACATCGCCAGCAAAGACGAGAGCGAGGTTTCCTCCTGCCGCAATAGTGGTTGTCTGCGAACCGGACACAGCACTACCAACACGAGCAGGTGAGCCGGGGTCGTCAAAGACAACAATAGCAGGCAAGCCAGCAACCGCAGAAGCATCAGCGCTGTCGTCTGCTAAAAGAACGCTTGTCCTGTAAGCGTAGTTGCTACTGTGTGTGAAGGCTTGCTTGGATGTGCTGGTGTAGGAGCCATAAGACAAACGGGTTTGCGAAGAATCCCGCTTGAAGCCAGCAAAGGAACCCTGCGTGCCTCCGTCATAAACGCCGGTAAAAAACATTTCATTTTGAGCGTTAGGAACATTTGTTCCAAACTGGAAGTAGAACTCAACACCTACGACATCGCCAGAGCCAGCAGAAAGGGTTGCTCCTGTTGCTGGGTCTTTGAGAGCAAAGCGGTAGAGGCAGCCGTCATTTGGGTTGTCAAGGTTGGAACCTACTGGCGCTGTGCCTCTAAACTGAAACTCGTTGCCTGACATAGATTTGCTTGTTTCCAAGTTGTTAGGGTCAGAGGTGCTGGCGATGTCGCTTGTTGTTAGAATAGCCCAAGCGGAGGTGTCCTGCGAGCCGTCTCCTGCTGGACTGTCAGCCGAAACACCACTACCTATTACCCTACCGCAACTGATTTTTGTTGCTGGCATTAGTCCTGCTCCTGCGAGTAGAAGAGTTCAAAGGAATCAACTGTTAGGGAACCTGTGTCTGTTTTCCAAAAAACATAAAAGGTTACTTCGCTTCCGCTTGTGTCTATGAAAGGAAGATCAAAAGCATAAGAAGCAAGACCCTTTGTAGTTGTGGTCTTACCGAGAGCAATAGTGTCCTGTGTGTCTGGGTAAATAAGAACATCGCCGCTCGCATCGCTGCTAATAGCCATAGTTAGTTTGCTTGCCGAAGAAGCAATAGAGGACACACGAGCAATCGCATAAAGCGGAATGATCTTCGTGGTCGCCTTTGAGCCATAAAGGGGGATCGCAACGGAACCCGCCTTGCCTACTTGGAAAGCACTTTGAACGCCCGTTGATGAAGAAACATCAAACGAAACGCTTCTCAAAAGTTTCTGTGATGTGGTCTGTGCCATTATGAAAGTCTCCTAATAAATAAAAGTTTTGTCTATTCGCTAATAAGGCTGTTCTCTATTCTGTAAAGCATCTCTTTCATAGAGGCTACATTTTCCTCAATCCTTATTAGACGGTAGTTCATTTCGCTTACCTCGTCCTGCGTCTCCGCAAGTTCAACCTCTACATTATGCTCTGCTTCTTCCAAGTCCGCTAAACGGTAGGTGGTAGAGAAGTAGAAACCTGTGGAAGCCATAAGCATTCCAACAAGAATAGAAATGTCTTTCAGGTTTATTGCGCCAAAAGTAAGTTGCATTATTCAAGTTCCTTTTTGATTGCTCGCTCTATGCGAGGCTGAACAACAAGTTCCGTCGGTGCTTCCTCAACCTTGTAGATGCCTATGCCTTCCGCAAAAGCAGAGAAGGCACCGGGAATGCCGACTGTTTCAGCAGGCAAGACAGACTGCTCTTTCTCACCCGGCTCAAAGCGTCCTGCTTCCTCAATAATGGCGGGCGAAATAATGCTGCCGATCTCTCGTGCGTTTCTGTCTAAACCTGAAAGCAGGAAGAAGTTTCGGGCGTGTAGAAAGTTCTTTCTTGCTTGGTTGTTGTCTGGGTTGATGCGCCACTCGCTTCCGTGGAAAGTAGGCTTGCCCTCTCGTGGTGGGAAAACAGGTTGTAGGTCAAACATCCAAACCGCCTTGTCCCAAGTGCCAGTTGCCTCGGCAAACATCAAATAGGCTGGATTGACATAGGTGCCTTCTTTGCTGAACTCGCCAAAAGTAAGTTCTTTTTCTGTCGCAAGTTCAGCAGCGATGCGCCAATAAGGAGGTGCCTTTTGAATAAAGTCTCTAAACATTTGACCCGCAACTTCGCCACCTTCGCTTACGCTGGTTAGAAGAGATCTCATGTTTGTTAGATCCATAGAGCGAACCACCTTCGCAAGAGCACCAAAGTTGGCAACGCTATTGACAACCGTGTCTATTCCACCCAACATAGGTAGATCACCAAAATAATAGTTCCACTTCTGTTGGCTCTCTGGGTCAGTCAGGGTTCCAACAAAGATTCTTTTGTCTTGGTATTGCGACATAAACGGTTCTTGTAGTTCGTTGTCTTGTGCGTCTGGGTCATAGCCACCCTTGCCTAACTTGTAGTTGTTGGCAAGGCGTCGTGGGTTGTTGATGGCAGAAACAACTGTTTGGCGAATAGACTGACGCCAGAAAGAATAAATCCAAAAACCCTTTGTAACAAAGTCCTTCTCTAACTGTGTAAGTTTGCCGTAGTCATAGAGCGAGGTGCGTGCGAGATCAACTGCCTCTGCTTCTGTTTGCCCTCTGCGTAGAGCACGAAGCAGCACACCGGTTCTGTAATAAAGATCGTTGGCGCTGGAAAACTCATTGTAGATGTTTGGCTTGTCAGAACTCACAAAGTTGCTAATAAACTCTCTAACCTTGTTTCTAAAACTGGGGGTTGTGTTTTGGAAGTTCTTTCCAGTCCAACTAACAAGAGTTTCTACTGCCTGTCGCTGAACCTCAATAGACACCTGCGTTTGGTTGATTCCGTTTTTCGTAATAAGTTCTACCACATCGTCAATAGTGTAGGACACGCCGTCTGCCCTGCCCGCAACAATAACCTCGTTGCCGCGCCTGTTGTAGCCGTAGAGGGCTTTGACGACATCAACCGCATCTGTTCTCATTCCAACCGCAGAAGCGAGCACACGGGGCAAAGCAAGCGCGACATCACCCGCAGCGTTTATTGCTTCTACAACACCAATGGTGTCGTGCATTAGTGCTGGTGCAGAAAGGTTATTGACTGTGTGGTAGATGGGGTTGGGGACAATAAAGCCACCAAGGATTCCCTGCTTTGCGTGTCTGGGAATGTTTGAAATAACATGGCGTCCCTGACCTACCAAACCAGCAAGCCTATTCACAACGCGCTGAACTGCTGGTGTGTCTGGGAGTTTGGGGACAACCTCTTCCAGTTCGTCAATAAGTTTCATCAAACCTTCAACACCGTCCTCAACATTTTCCAAGCCGTCAATGATCTCATTGGCAAACCTTTCGTTGTCGCTGCTGTTTAGCCAAGCCTTATTGATAAAGTCAAACTTTACATTTAAGGACTTGTCGTTGAGTAGCCCAG